ACGATGTGCTAGACGACGATTGGCTCGACGCCGCATGATCCTCCTACAAAAACGCGAAACCTTGCTCCCGCTGCGCGCGAAACGGCCGGCGATCGCGAAACTGCGCGCGCGCATGACGCGCACCGTCGCCGCCTTCCTTGAATCGCAGCCGAAGGAAATGGCGCGGCAAGTGGGCTTGTTGCGGATGCGGCATCTTCGCAAAGCCGAATTGACGGATGAGGAATTGAACGCCATCGAAACCATCCTCGCGTCCGTCGACTTTGCCGGTTGGACGGTTCTTGCCGGCGACGTCGAGCCCATCATGGACGAGATCGCCAAGGAGCAAGCCTATGCTGCATTGGCTCAGGTCGGAATTGACGTCGAGGCGCGTCCGGAAGTTCGTGCAATCGTTGACGCGCGCGCCATCGCCTACGCCCGCGACCGTTCTGCGGCGCTGGTGGGCATGCGTCGCAACGAGCTCGGCGGCTTTGTTCCGAATCCAAATGCGGAATGGCAAATCGCCGACAGCACGCGCGACTTCATGCGCGCCGACGTCGAAACGGCCATCGCCGAAGGTTGGTCGAACGACCGTCTCGCGACGGCGTTTGCTGAAAGCTATGGGTTCTCAAAGGATCGCGCGATGACCATTGCGCGCACCGAAACGAACTTCGCCGCGAGCCAGGGCGCGCTAGAGGGTTACAAAGCTTCCGGCGTGGTCGAAGGAAAACTGTGGCTCACCGCCGAGGATGATTTGGTCAGTGAGGAATGCGAAGCGAACGCCGACGCTGGCGTAATCGGCTTGGACGAAGATTTCCCGAGCGGCGATGATGCGCCGCCCGTGCATCCGAATTGCCGCTGTGCGATTGCACCAGTGGTCGACTTTGACATGCCAGCCGCGGCAGTAGCGGCAGAAAACGAGGGAACACAATGAACATTTTTGCGCGATTGATGAAGGTGGACGAAGCGCGCCGCACGGTCATCGGCCGCGCAATCGAGGAAGTCGTCGACAAGTCGGACGAAATTTTCGACTATGCGACATCAAAACCCTATTTCGAAGCGTGGAGCAAGTCGTTCTCCGACGCGACGGACGGGAAGTCGCTCGGAAATCTGCGCGCCATGCACGGCAAGGTCGCGGCCGGCAAGCTGACCGGGATCAATTTCGAGGACGCGCACAAGGCCATCGACATCGAGGCGAAGGTCGTCGACGATGCGGAATGGGCAAAGGTGCTGGAAGGCGTCTATACGGGGTTCAGCATCGGCGGAAAATACGTCGGCGACCGCAAAACCGAAAAGGTCGCGGACAAGGATGTCAAGCGATACACGGCAGACCCGGCGGAAATCTCGCTCGTCGATAACCCGTGCGTGCCGACCTCGACGTTTTTCCAAGTCATCAAGCTCGACGGCTCGGCGGAAACGAAAGCGTTTCGGCCGCCCGCGCTCGACGTCACCGGGACGGATGAGGATGTCGCCGCCTTCGCTGACCTGTTGCGCGTTTCCGGCAAGAGCGTAGCGGATGCCGTTGCGCTTCTAAAGCGCGACTTCTCGCAAGAGGAACGCGACAAGGCAGCCGACAGCGGCGCGGCCATGCCGGATGGTTCGTTTCCGATCAAATCAGTAGCTGATTTGCATAACGCGATCAGACTCGCCGGCAACGCCAAAGACCCGGCCGCAGCGCGCGCGCACATCAAGAGTCGTGCGAAGGCGCTCGGGGCCGAAGATCAAATCCCCGACACTTGGAAAATTGTCGATTCGTCGCTCGTCGATGCAATCGAATCCGCAGCGCATTGCGCGGACCTCAAAAAGCGCGCGACGGATGCGGCGACAATCGTCGATCTGTTAAAGGTCAGCGAAGGCGTGCTGAGTGACGAGGAACGCGCGGCAGCGAAAACGACGGATGATTTGCGCGCCGCAATCGTCGGCAAAGCGCGCATGACGCAGGCGCACATGGACAAAATCCAGGCGATTCACGATCACGCCGTAGGCATGGGCGCGGATTGCGACAACGACAGCGACAAATCGCACAAATCGGAACTGACGAAGGTTGACGGCGGCGACGTTGCCAAGCAATTGGCCGACGCGCTGGAAAGAATCAAAAAGCTGGAATCGCAGCCGATGCTGTCAACCGTCACGCTTCGCATGCTGAAAAGCGTCACGAAGGAACAGGATCAGGAAAAGAATACGCCGAAAGTTGTCAATCCCGACACCGTCGAACTGTTGCCCACCGATCCGCTCATCAAGAACGCTGATGGCACCGTCGACTACTACAGCAGCCGCGTAATGAAAGCACGTCGGCTGGAAGCACAGGCGCGCGCGAGCGCATCCCAATAATCCCCAACCTAACACGCAATACCGGACAGGAATTCGAATCATGGAAAAGACGATGATTAGCCATAACGTGTCCCAAATGTTCAAGGGCGCGGGCATCAATTGGAAAGAGGGCGTCGACCCGAATGAGGCCATCGCGCTCATTCGCGATTCCGTTTCGACGCCGCTGGCGCCGGAAGTGCTGAAGGCATTCGTGCAACCGGGCTCGGCGACGTCGGGCCTCGCGCAATACGACCTGGAGCAAGGCGCGCGCTTGCTCTACCCGATCACGACGATTTTCCGCAACATGATTCCGCGTCTGACCGGCGGTGTGGGTATCCAGGCGAATTGGCGTGCGCTGACGGCGGTCAACCCCGGCAACCTGAACATCGGATTGTCGGAAGGCCATCGCGGCGGGTTCATGGGTCAGACGGTCGTCGACAAGTTCGCGTCGTTCAAAACGAGCGGCATGGACAACTACGTCACCGAGCAAGCCTACCTCGCGGCGGTCACGTTCCAGGACCTGATGGCGCTCGCTGCGACGACCACGCTGCAAGGCACGATGGAGCAGGAGGAAAAGCTGGACATCGGCGGCAATTCGTCGATCCTGTTGGGCACGGCGGCAACCCCGACGGGCTCGGCTGCGACGACGGGCGGCAAGCTGTCGGACGGCACGACCTACAGCATCATCGTTGTCCCGCTGACCTACCTCGGCATGGTGAACAGCGTTGCGCCGACGGTATCGGGCGCGGGTGCGCTGTCCGGCGGCGCGGTTGCGCTGCCGTACGTCCGCACCAATGCCGACGGCTCGACGGACAACGTGCAAGGCTTCAGCGGCATTCAGTCCGCGGCGAGCTCGGCGGTCACGCTGTCGGCCGGTACGGCGGTGCAGGGCATCAATGCCGCGGTGACGGCGATCAATGGCGCCATCGGCTACGCATGGTATTTGGGCGCGACCGCGGGAACGGAGCGGCTCGTCAAGATCACCGGCTACCCGACGGCGTTCCTGTCCAACACCAACAGCACGGGACAGCAAGCGTCCGCGCTGCCGGCGACGGATACGTCGACCTTCTCGCTCAACTACGACGGCATCCTCACGCAAATCCTGACGGCCGGCTCTGGCGCGTACGTCAAGGATTTGGGCGGCGCCGCGCTGACGACGGCGGGGTCGGGTTCGGGCGGCATCGCCGAAATCGACACGCTGATCGCTGACCGGATCGCGAATTACCGGCTCGTCCCGACGGACATTTTCTGTAGCCCGACGGATCAATCGGCAATCTCCGCAACGATCATGACCGGAAACACCAACCTTGCGCCGTTCATCATGTCGGGCGCGAGCGAGGACGGTCTGGCGGCTGCGGTGCAATTCAAGGTCTACAACAATAAGGTCGGATACGGCAACGCGCAGCTTGAAGTCCACGCGCACCCGTTCATCCCGGCCGGCACGATGATTTTCTACAGTCGGACGAACCCCTATCCGCTGTCGAACGTGCCGAATCTGATTCGCAAGCTTTGCCGTCGCGATTACTGGCAAGTGGATTGGCCGGTCGTGACGTTGCAGCGGACGCTTGGCGTGTACTTCGACGCCGTGCTGCAAATGTATTTCCCGCCCGCGTTTGGCGTCATCACGGGCATCAAGTCGTAAAGCGGGGGTCCAACCTCGTGAGATTCCCGGCGGCGATCCCCCAACTCCCCTTGGCGTCGCCGGGAGTTTCGAATCACATAATTTTATGAGAAAAGCAAAGTGCAACCGGGCGACCTGACAACTCTCGCGAACGTCAAGCAATGGCTCAACTTGGGCGCGTCGGCTATCGCCGGCATTACCAATGCGAACCCGGCCGTCGTCACGCTCGCGCAGGGGACGGGGCTGATTACGGGTTTGCCGGTGCAATTTTCGGATATCGTCGGCATGACGGAACTCAACGGGCAGACGTTGCCGGTGACGGTGCTGACCGCGTCGCCGCTGTTCACGTTCTCGGTTCCGGTCGACTCGACGTTGTTCGGCGCGTATGTGTCGGGCGGCTTCGCGAGCGTCACCGATCCGTTGTTAGAGCGGCTCATCACGGCGGTATCGGTCTACATTCAATCGTGGCTCAATCGCACGATTCGCAACCTCGATTATCTGGAAACACGCGACGGGCTCGGGCGGCCGACGATGATGTTTCGCAATTACCCGGTGACGTCGGTTGCATCGGTTGCGGTTAACGGCATCCCGATTATCGCGCGCGTCCCGTTTGCGCCGACGGTCACGGCGGGCAACTGGTACGGCTACGTTTTCGACGACGTGCATGTGATGCTGTCGGGTTACACGTTCTGCCGCGGCTTTCAGAATGTGGCGCTCGGATACGCCGCCGGTTTTCTCGTTTCGAATGAGGCACAGACCGTGCCGCTTGTGGCGCCGTACACGCTCACCACGCTCGCGCATTGGTCGGCCGGCGACAGGGGCGTGACGTATGCCGATGGGACGCCGCTTGTCGCGGTCGCATCATCGCCCAACCAGGGGCAATACTCGGTCGACGGCAGCGTGTACACATTCAACGCGCTCGACGCGGGGTCGGCGGTGCTGCTTTCATACGGCTACGTTCCGGCGGATGTCGAGCAAGCCGCCGTCGACATGATTGGCGATTGGTTCAAATACAAAGACAGGATCGGCAAACTGTCCGAAGCGATAGAGGGGCAATCCATTACCTTCACGAATCAAGGCATCACCGCGCGCGCGCAGGGGGTGCTTAATCAGTATCGCAACGTCGCGCCGATCTACTGACGGAGGAAATATGGCAACCATTCCCCTGATTCTGATGGTGCTCGCGGTCGTCCTGCTCGGTCTGGCAGCGTTCAAGCTCGCGCCGGAACCGACGCGGCTTTCGTTTGGATGGTGCGGTCTGTTCATTTGGGCGCTGGTCGAATTGCTCTACCGCGGCGCGCCGCTAATGCACTGAGGAACCCATGAGCCCACTCGGCGTTGTCCTAATCATCGTCCTGATCCTGCTACTCGTCGGCGCGTTTCCGACATGGCCGCACTCTACTTCGTGGGGCTACGGCCCGAGCGGAATTCTCGGGGTCGTGCTTGTCGTCGTGCTGATCTTGTTCTTAATGGGCCGACTCTAAAGGATGACCGACCATGAAAATGGTTGGACGATTGAAACCCTCCGCGTCTATGTACTGACGAAGATAGAGGAGGCCGATAAACGATATGAGCAGCGATTCAACGACCAGCAGCAGGCTATCGTAAAACAGGAGGTTGCAATTGAACGGAGGTTCGAAGGGGTCAATGAATTGCGCGGTGCGCTCGATGACGCCGCGAAACTGCTGATGCCGAGGGCGGAGGCCGTGGCGCATTACGATTCGCTGGTACAGAAAATAGACGATCATGGCAAGCAGGACACCGTGTCGCACTCCGGTTTTACTGCCCGCCTCGATGGCATTTCGCACAGGCTCGACTTGAAGGAAGGCGAAGCATTGGGCAGCAAGGACACAAAGGGCGACAGTCGGGCGACATGGGCGATAGCGATTGCGGTCGCGACTGTCATCGTGCAGGGTTATTCGTTCGTGGTCGGCCATGCGTCAAGTTCGACGCCAGCGTCGCCGCAAGTGATCTACGTTCCGGCGGCTCCGGGCACGCTTGTGCCGGGACCGCAAACGCAACCTCCTACGAGGTGACAGATGACGAAAAAACCGTCGAAGGACGCCCTTTGATTTCCGGCTACCTCGTCGGCGACAAGGAAATGATCGCTAAATTCCAGGCGATGCCGGCGGCCGTCAAGTCGGCTCTTGACGGTGAGGTAAAGGCGCTCGGCTACGCGCTGCAATTGCGGGTGCAGCGGGATTGGTTGCGCGGCCCGCGCCCGCAGCGGCTAGGGGTCAAAACCGGCCGCCTGTTGCGTTCAATCACCCAGGGCGGGGCAGACAGCCGCAGCCGCTTCGAATCGACGCCAACGACCTCCTACGCCTATGTCGGGACCAATGTCGAGTATGGGGCAGCGTGGGAATACGGGTTCGCCCGTCGCGTCGGCGCCGGCGCTCGAGGCGGCCCGCGCACGCTCATGGGCAAGGCGCTCGAAACTTACATCGCGAAGCATCCGCCGGGGACCAAACAAGTCGCCGCCCGGCCGTTCCTCGCGCCCGCGTTGCAGGAAATGCGCGCCGAGATTGTTGAGCGGTTGCAGCGGGTGCTGGTCGACACCGCGCAGCGGACGCTAAAGGCGTGACCCGTGGCAACCCGCGAGCCTATTTATTCCGCCCTATGGCAGATTGTCTCCTTCGATCCCCGCATCGCCGCCGTGTTCGCCACGACGTCGCGCAGTACGCGCCATTTCGAGGACGTGTCAGCGGAGGAAATGCCCGCCTTGTTCATGCTGCAAAAGCGCGAGACATGGCAACGCCCCGGCAAGGGCATTTCGCCCAAACGGACGCTAATGGCGCATTTCCTGTGCTACCAATACAACGCTGCGCCGAATCAGAATTTCAACGCGACCGGGATCAATGCGCTCATGGACGTGATCGACGACGTGTTGACGACGGTCAACAATCCCGGCAATACGCAGACGTTGGGCGGCTTGGTCGAGCACGTCTACATCGAGGGCGACGTAGAGATTGCCGACGCCTTGTTGCAGGAGAAAAGCATTTTCGTCGTGCCGTTGACGATCCTAATACCATGAGGGACGGCGATGACCACGGGCCGAGGATACCAATACCAGGCGCGGCAGGGGCGGCAATCTACATCGCATTGCAGCGGCTCGCGACGCTGTGCGGCGAAGGCGGCATCACGATCAAGAAAGAGCGCGTAGCGGCGGGCGGCTACGTTTACACGATAGGCAACCACGAACCGCCGGAACGACCGGCACGAAAGGGCTAGATCATGGCAATCGACTTTTTTGGTGCAGGAGTGCTTTTCGCGACCCCGACGTTTGACGCGAGCGGCGCCGCAATCGCCGTTCCGTCGCCGGTGCAATTCGGAATCGTGCAGGACGTTACCATCGACGATACGGCCGACATCAAGGAACTTTACGGGGCGAATCAGTACCCCGTCGACATCGGCCGCGGCAAAGCAAAGCTGATGATAAAGTGCAAACAGGCGCAATTCTCGGCCGAGCTTTTCAACACGATCTACTACGGGCAAACGCTGACGGCCGCTTATCATGCCGTGCTCGCCGATTCAGTAGGCACGGCGATCCCGACCGGCGCCGGGGCAACGTCGATCCACATCACGCCAACCGCGCCGACCGGTGGCACTAGTACCTATGTCGCCGACTTGGGCGTGCAGGATGGCAACGGCGTGCCGTATATACGCGTCGCGAGCTCGCCCACATCGGGCCAATATGCGCTGACCGGCGCGACTTACTCTTTCAGCGACATCGACGTCGGAAAAATCGTGTTCATCAATTACGAGTACAGCAATGCGACGAACCCCGGCACCGGGAAGCTGCTACAGATCAATAACATTCCCATGGGACAGGTTCCGGTATTCTCGGCGCAGTTTTTCAACACGCGCCGCGGGCGTTCGGTCTGGCGCAAGTTCCCGGCTTGCGTGGCGACGAAACTGTCGATGGACTTCAAGAATGACGATTTCGTCATTCCCGATTTCGAGATCGCGGCGTTTGCCGACAGCAATAACGTCGTGCAATACCTGTCCGAGAGCGAATAGCCGTGAGCAACGAAAGCGGTAACGGCAAATACGCGCCACGACCGGGGAATATTCCCGGCGTGGCGATGAACCTCGGCGGAATTGATTTCGTGCTCGCGCCGCTAGGGCTGCGCTTGATACGCGAATCGCAGGCAAAGACGAAGGAACTACAGAAAAAAGCGGCCGAGGGAATAGACGTCGATTCGGAATATTACGCTTTGAACATTGACAGCGTATTCGAATCGTTGCGGCGAAATTATCCAGAAATCACACGCGATGAAGTCGAATCGCTCATCGACGCAGGCAATTTGCCGGATTGCGTCAATGCCATCATGGGAGCATCGGGGCTTAAAAAGGTAACGCCGGGGGAGCTGAAACCGGGGGGTTAAGCGAAGTCGATTGGGACACCGAATACGCCACCATCATCACGGCTACCGGCTGGACGTGGGAATACATCGACGAATTCGTGACGCTGCCCCGGTTCAATGCGCTCCGCTCCTATTGGCTCTCAAAGCCGCCCGTTCACATCACGGCGGCGCTATTCGCCGGAATCGAACCGGCGCGCGGTAACTCGCGCCCTCTGGCGAGCGTTACGCCGATTGACAATGCGTCAATCACCCGCGACATGCACACCGATCCGCGCAAGTTGACATGGCGAGGCATTCGCAATGGCTGATAACGTAGAGGTCAAACTTGGCGCCGATGCCGGCCCGGCAAAAGCGGGGATGGAGGACGCAGCGCGTTCAATCCAGGCGTCGCTGCAGGGCATTCAGAAGGCGCTCGAAAACTTCAGCACGACGAATAAGAAAGCGCGCGACGACGCGATCAAGAATAACGCGGACCTGTCGCGCACCTTTCTGGAATTGAAGGCGAGCGCGGAAGGCGGATTCAACGGAATCATCGGCGTAATCGAGCGTTTCCGCGGCGTATGGATCAGCCTTGCCGGTTTGCTCGCTGGCGGGATGCTCTGGAAGGCCGCGATAGATCAAGTTTTGGAAATGAATGAAAGCGTCCGAAAGTTGCAAATAACTTTTGGAATGCTTTCAGATCAAGCGACGACTACCGCCGTTGCGTTGAAAATCATCGGCAAGAGCGGCGACGATTTTTCCGCAATGGGTATGAAGCTCGCCCGCCAATTGAAAATGGACGAACAAGGCATAAAAGACCTCGGCGTCCAGACGCGCGACACGGCAACCGGCGCATTGTTGCCGCTCGACGTCATCATGCAAAACGGTTTTAAGACGATGCAGGATTACCGCGCGGGAGCGGACCAAGACATCGTCGCATTGAAACTGTTCGGGCGCAATGTCGGCGACGTAGTGGAAACGATGCTTATGATGCCGGCGGCGTTGCAGCGGGCGAAGGATTTGCAAAAAGAACTCGGCATTGAATGGGGGCCAGACAAACAGGCTCAGGTAAAAGCCTATCAATTAGAAGTCGGAGCATTCCAAGTTGTGCTCGGCCATATCGGCGAGGAAATCGGCATGGCCGTCATGCCGCAACTGATGACCCTCGCGAAGTATTTCAACGACGTCGGGCCGTCGGCGGCGGAATTCATTATTAAGGCGGTGAAGCTCGTTATCGCTACCATCGACGCGCTGGCAACGGGGGCAAAAGAGGATTATTTGATCGTCAAAGGAACGTGGGACAACCTCGTCGTTGCCGCGAGCGCGCTATGGGCGGGGATGAAAGACGCCTTCGAAACTGGCGGCACGAATATATCGAATATTTGGGCCGACATGAATAAGCGGATTCTAAAAAACACGCTGGAAACGAATGCGGCCGTGCTCGGATTGGAGCACGATCTGATTCTCCGTTTGAACGCGCTTGACGAAACGCACACGTCAAAACCGGGCGCAATACCGGGATTCGGGAGCGGGGGAAAGAGCGCGCCAACCGGGAAACCAACCGGACCTGCGAGTGAGGTTGCAGATTGGGACAAGGCACTTAAGGCAGCGCAGGATTATTACAACGATTTGAAAGACGCGCAAGGTAGTTTCGAGCGTTGGTCGGAATCAATGACGCGCGATTATTGGCAAGAGGTACTCGACAATTTCAAATTGTCTGCGGACGACCGCGCGGCCCTGGACCACAAGATGCACGAAGCCAATAACGTCGTGCGCAAGCAGGAATTTGATGCGGAGATTGCTAACCTCGACAAGATCGCCGCCGGTTACAAGTTCAACTACGCGGAGCGTATCCGGCTTGCCGAGCAAGCCGCCGCTATCGTCGCCGACAAATACGGATTTGAGAGCGCGGAATATGCTAGAGCATCCGCAAAGATCATCGCGCTGCAACAGCAGCAAGAGGCGCAGGAGCAACGACTTGCGGACCTTGCGCGCAAGCGTATCGAGACAATCGCCAATTTCGAATATCAAACAAAACTCAACGGCCTGAATCAACAGCTCGCATTGCGGCAGATCAACGTCCAGCAAGAGCTCGCGCTAGAGCAGCAATACCTCGACGAAAAACTCGCGATTGATATCAAGGCAATCAACGACGAAATCGCGGCGGCGGGACCGGAAGGCGATCCGGTCAAGTTGCAAGCATTGAACGACAAGAAACTGCAATTGGAATTGCAGTATCAGACGGCAAAGACGGCCATTGCCAACAAGGCCGAGCAGGATCGGATGCAATATGTTTTGCAAGCCGAGCAAGCGGTCGAAAATACGTTCTCGACGATGTTGTCCGACTTGATGAACCGCACGAAATCATGGAAGGACGTGATGCTCGACGCGGTAGCGTCCATTACCAAAGCCCTCAATGATCTCGTCGCCAAGAAGCTCGCGCAGCAAATCTTTGGTGCGGGGACCGGCGGCAACGATATCCTCGGATCAATTTTCGGTAGCCTGTTCGGTGCTGGTGGCGGAAGCGCCGCAGCGGCCGGCAGCGCGCTCGACAACCCTTTCCTTTCGATCTTCGGCGGCATTGCGTCGTATGACGTTGGCACGCCCTACGTCCCGCGCGATACGTTGGCGCTCGTGCATCGTGGCGAAGCGATCATCCCGGCGGCGCAAAACAAGGGGCGCCCCGGCGGCTCGCCGCTCGCGGTGACGAATCATTTTCACATTACCGGCCCGGTCGATTCGCGCACGCAGGATCAGATTGCCGCCGCTGCCGCACGCGCGACGCAGCGCGCCATGTATAGGACGCTCTGATGGCATTCCTTGAATCCCCGCGCTTTCCAGATGAAATAGCCTTTTGGGCGGTCGGCGGCCGCGGCTTCCAGACGGTTGTCGTTGAAACCTACGGCGGCGACGAATACCGCAACGCGGCCTGGCAGATCGCGCGCGGCGAATGGGACTTCTCGGACGGTCTGCGGAGCGTAGACGCCAACCACTACACCGGACTCGCGCAAAAGCTCTTGCGTAATTTCTTTCTCGTCAGTTATGGGCAATTGAACGCCTTTCGCTTCAAGGATTTTTCAGACTATGGCGATGAGGGGCAAGGCTATTTCGTCGGCCTGACCGCGACGACGTTTCAAATGTGGAAACACTACGTCAGCGGCGCGCTGTCCTACGATCAGCCGATATACAAGCCGGTTTCGGCGACCGTCGTCGTCACCGGCGGCTCGGCGCCCGTAGTCGATTACACGACGGGAATCGTCACCGTGTCGAGCGGAACGCCGACATCGTGGACGGGACAATTCGACAAGCCGGTGCGATTCGGTGGCGATCTGCCGAAGATGGGGCCAGACCCGTCGGGCGCGCTCTACAACTGGCAGGGCATCAAACTGATCGAAGTGCGGAATCCGTGAAAAAGCTTTCGAACGCGCTCAAGGCGCACCTCGCTCAACCCTATCAGACCATGACGACGTGTTGGCTCGTCGTGCGCGTTGATGGGGGCGTGTTTGCGTTCACCGATCACGACCAGGACATCACATTCGATTGCGAAGCTGCGTTGACGGGGCTCGGAATCCCCGTCCCCCCGGACATGGTTGGCACCGGATCGCAGACCTATCTCGCGGAATCCGGCTTTACGCCGTCCGACATTGCGACTTCCGATGCGCTCAACGTCGACAACCTGGAGCTTGACGGCGTGCTCGTTTCGCCGTCGATCACTGAAACCGATCTAAATGCCGGTCTGTGGGACTTCGCTTTTATTCTCGTGTTCCAAGTAAATTGGCATGATTTCCTGTTGACCGTCGGCAACGTTTCGGTCCCCGTTGGGCAGTTTACGCGCGCTGGGGCGGTGGCGACGGTCAGCATTTCCCCGAAGGTGCACGGGCTGAAAAGCGGGGAACAGGTCGAAATCTTCGGCGCCAACCAGATCGAATACGATGGCGTTCACGTCATCACCGTGACGACGACGCAACATTTTACCTTTCCGGTTATCGGCACGCCGGCAACCCCTGCCACGGGCACGATTACCTATCAAGCATTGTGCGGGCCACTGATCGAGCGCGTCGGCAGGCTAGGCGAAGTGACTATCGAGCGCGGCGCATTCAAGGCGGAAATGCGCGGCATCATGCAAGCCTATACGCGCAGCATCGGCGAATTGACGTCGCCGACGTGCCGCGTTAAAACGCTAGGCGATGCGCGTTGCAAGATTGATCTAACGCCGTTCACCGTCACCAGCACGATAACGGGCGTCAACGCAAACCTAATCACGCTCTACGATACCGCGCGCACGGAGCCGGGGCCGACGGGCGGCGTCGCGATTACAAACGTGACGAATGCAAACCCCGGCGTCTTCACCGTCGCCGATGCGACGCCGCTGATTGAAAACCTTTCGATCATCATCGACAGTATCGTCGGTCCCGTGGCGCTCAACGGTGCAGGCCAGGTGCATCACCTGTCGGGAACGCATTTCGACATCGGCATCGACACGACGAACACGACCAATTTCCCGCCGTACGTCAGCGGAGGAACGGTCACGCCGCTCGGCGGCAATTCGGGATATTTCGACTACGGACTGATTACATTTACAAGCGGGCTCAATATCGGCCTGTCGATGGAAGTCAAAAACTACGCGCCGGGCGTCATCGTGTTACAGCTTCCGATGCCCTACGCCGTCGCGCCGGGCGACGCATACACAATGATTGCCGGATGCGACCGGACGTTGCCGACGTGCCGTGACCGCTTCGCCAACGTCGTGAACTTCCGCGGCGAACCGTATCTGCCGGGCATCGACCGCGTGATTCAAGTCGGGCGGCATTCGTGAACGGCTACGCCGTCGTTGCCGAGGCGCTCACTTGGGTCGGGACGCCTTACCAACACCAAGCATCGACCAAAGGGCTTGCGACCGATTGCATCGGCCTTATCGTCGGCGTCGCGCGGGCGCTCGGAATCAAAGAAGCATCCGCCTATGATGCCGCGGGCGATGTTCGCGGCTACGGACGGCAACCCGACCCCGTCGCATTACTCGCTGCCGCCGACCGTTATTTGCAACGCATCGACATGCGCGAGGCGGGAGCCGGCGATATATACCTCATTCGTTTCGAGCTCGATCCGATGCACTTCGCGATCATCTCCGAGGTGAATCCGATCTACATCATCCACGCGCTCGCTCCACGCGGGAAAGTAGTCGAGCACCGCGTGGACGCAGTATGGCGCGCGCGAATCATGCGAGCCTATCGCTACCGGGACGGCGGCTAATGGCTTCGCTCGTCTTAGGCGCAGCCGGCGCTGTCGTCGGCTCATTCTTCGGCCCGCTCGGCACGTCTATCGGCTGGGCTGTCGGCTCGGCGCTCGGCGCGAATCTGTTTCAAAAAGGGCAAAGCGGCCCGCGCCTCACCGACTTGAAATTGCAGGGGTCGGCGTATGGGTCAATGATCCCCTTCGAATTCGCGACTGTACGCATCGCCGGTCAAGTCATCTGGCAAACCGAATTGAAGGAGCACAAGCAAAAGACGGGCGGCAAAGGCGGTCCGACGGTCACGACTTACACCTATTCGGCATCGTTTGCGATCCTGCTATGCGAGGGGCCGATTGGCGGCGTGCTGCGGATTTGGGCGGACAGTCGGCTTGTGTTCGATCCGGCGACGATGGACCCCAGCGCGTTTCCGTATGTGCTCTATCTCGGGGACGAAGCGCAACTGCCCGACCCGACTATTGAAGCGGCCGAAGGTGTCGGCAACGTGCCCGCGCAACGCGGCGAAGCGTACGCCGTATTTACCGACTTCTTTCTGACCGACTACGCAAACCGCATCCCGAATTTCACGTTCGAAGTCTTTTCGAACGGCGCGCCAATCCCCTGGCGTTATTCGTCCTTCGCGCCATTCAACAATGCGGCGCGCGCGGGATACGGCGGCCAGGGGCCGCAAAGCGGCGCGCTCAACGCTGACGGCAATCTCGTCCTCAGTTTTTTCGACGGCAGTTCATCGGGCAATCTGTTGTCGGTTCCGATCACGTTTGAAATCAACACCTATGATTTGCAGGGCAATCTAATTTCGAATGATTTGTCCGTCGTCGTCCCGCCGCCGCCGGAAGCAGGCGGCACGCATTTCAAAATGGTGCAATGCTCCAACAATCCGCACATAACGTGGGGCGTAGGGTCGAATGCTGGCGAGGAATTGAATGCGTTTTATTACGACGGGACGATCACGGCCACGCCGATTTTAGACCCGTCGGGATCGACTAATCCAAACGACATAGAGGCGGCGATTGACAACATGCCGGTCTATGCCAACGGCGCGGTTTATTGCACGGGTGGCCTCGGACCGGCGTTCGTTTCCAAATGGAACGCTCCGGGGGGCGCCGTCCTCAACGGACTCCCGATATTGCACTACACGCTGACCGGCACGCAGAGTGCATCGCATTGGTCCCTAGCGGCCGACGATGCAGGGAATATCTGGGTCGCTGTCGATGCGGTGGCGGGTTCAAGCGACGCCCTTTTTTATTTAGATGCCGATCTTAATTTTATTCATTCATGGACGGACGTTCAAATACCGGCGCATTTCAAGGGTTCGTTTCCGTTCACGGTTTGGAACAATTTGCTTTGCTTCCATTCATTCGACGAGCGGCTGATCTATGCCTACATTATCGACCCCGTCGCATTTACTTTCACGCTTGCCTATACGGGATCGGTCGAAGCCGTACCCGCTACGCAAAATACAATCTCGCTCGGCAACGGTTTAGTTCTGACGACTGACGGCATCGTGTCGCTGCAACCGCGCGCGCAAGCTGTGACGCTGGCGAGCATCGTGTCGGCGATATCGGTGCGCGCGGGGTTGCAGACGACCGAAATCGACGTTTCGCAATTGACCGATCTGGTAGACGGTTACGTCGTTTCCTCGCAAGGCCCGGCGCGCGGAATGGTAGAACCGTTGCAGATCGCTTACTTTTTCGACGCGGTGGAATCCGACACCGTCGCCAAATTCGTGAAGCGCGGCGCCGCCCCAGCGGTCACGATTGCCACGGCCGACCTCGGCGCCTTCGCCAGTGGATCGACGCCGCCGCCGCTCGCGACGGTCATGCGGACGCAGGAAGTCGATTTGCCGCAAAGCATTTCCGCTGTTTATATCAATGTGAACGCGGATTATCAGAATGGGGAACAGCATTCGCAGCGCCAGGTGACGCAATCGGAGATGCACGTTTCGCTGCAATTGCCTATCGTCATGGACGATGCGAAGGCGAAACAGGTGACGAGCGTCAACCTCTATGACACATGGATGGGGCGCGATAAGGTGACGGTGCTCACGCCGCGCAAGTATGTCTATCTGGAACCGACCGACGTTATCGTCGCCAACGGTTACACCATGCGCCTCATCGACAAGGCGGAAACGGTCCCCGGCGTCATCAAGCTTGACGGCGTGCCGACGGGACAATTCGTTTACAACGATGCGGCCGTCGCCGGGGCGGGGCTCGCGCCGCCGCCGACACCGCCCTCGGGTCATGTGCCGACTAATTTACTAATGCTCGATTTGCCGCTCGTCACTGATGGCGATAACACCTATGGCTACTATGCCGCCATGAATGGCTCGTCCTCGGCAACATGGCCCGGCGCGACGCTGTTCAAATCCATTGATGGCGGCGTGAATTACGATTCCTTGCTCGTCGACGTCGTGCCCGACATCATCGGGTCGGCGACTTCCGCGCTGGGCAATTTCGGCGGCAGCAATACGTTTGACGAAATCAACAGCGTGGACGTGCAATTGAATTCCGGCTCTGGCGCGCTTTCGAGCGTGAGTCTGCTTGAAGTATTGAACGGCGCGAATGAATTCTTGCTCGGCAACGAAATCGCGCAATTCCGCACGGCCGTGCTCACCGCGCCCGGCGCCTATACGCTGTCCGGTTTGTTGCGCGGGCGACGCGGTACGGAGTGGGCGATCCCGTCCCATACGGCGGCGGGCGACCGTTTCGTCATATTGCCGACGTCGGTCAACGTCAACGGGCCGGCGGGGGAAATCTTTGTCCCGCGCGACTTCAAGGCGGTAACGTCGGGGGCGACGCTGGCGAGCGCGACCGATGTTCCGTTTACGAATAACGGCGTCGCCTTGCGAACCTATTCGCCGACCGACATCGGCGGCGGATTGAATGCGGCCGGTGACTTGGCGATCACTTGGACGCGGCGCACGCGCATCGGTGGGGCATGGCAAAACTTCGTCGACGTCCCGCTATCGGAAGCGACGGAAGCCTACGTCGTGCAAATCTGGAATTCGACGTTTTCCCTGTGCGCTCGCGTTATAACCGGCATCACGTCAGCGACAGTCACCTATACATCCGCGCAGCAAGTCACAGATTTCGGCGCGCAGCAAAAAACCATCTTTGTCACCGTGGGGCAAATCGGCATGCTAGGACTAGGAATCCAACAAGGCGCAGCATTGCAGGGCGCCGGCTCTACCGTTGATGCTCCAATAAGCCCGGTCCCGCCGTACGGTAGCGGGCCGCCCGCGCCGCCACCGTCGGGCGGATGCGTGGGAACGGTATTCAATACCACGCTGACATTCGCGCTCGGCGATCCCGGCCGCACCGTCGCGCCTGGGGGATTCATTCCCGGCACGAATTGGGTGCTTAAGCTGACGACACCCTCATCGGGCGACTACGTCGGCGCGCTCGATTTCTTCGAATACGCAAGCCCGAGCGGGGTAAAGCGATGCACGTTGTCGACCTCCGCTTGCGGTGCGCCGTTGATCCCCAACGCATTCCAAGAGGGCATACATACCGAAGTGTTGTTCGCGGTCGGCCGTCCGTTTTATCCGTCGCTCTACGCGCACCTTGAATATTCGACGGACTATTATTTCTCGCTTAACTCTGATGTCGGCGGCGGCGCTATCGAAATGACGATTGCGGCGAATTAGGAAACCATCATGGCAAACAGCACCACAAACCTCCCGCTCATCCTGTCGTCGCAAGCGCAAAAGGAAGTAACGGCGAACGGCCTATTTGATGCGTCGTCGCCGGGCAGCGCGTTCGGGCGCGACTTCACGACCACGGGCGGGCTAACGTGGGGATACCTCGGCGGCACGATCTTACCGGGTGGCACGCCGACGCAAATCGCGAATGGAACCGTCGTACTGACGGCGAGCGCGACGAATTACATCAAGGTCAGCACCGCGGGCGTCGTCAGCGTCGTGACCTCGGCACCTTCGGGATGGCCGGGACCGCTGGCAGCGGGAGCGATTGCGCTTTATCAAGTAGTCACCGGCGCGAACGCCGTGACCTCATATACCGATTATCGCGGATGGTGGGGGTCGAGCGGCTCGGCGGGCGCGACGGGGCCGACAGGACCGGCGGGCGCTCCTACCGGCGCAACGGGAGCGACGGGGGCGACCGCAGCGACGGGGGCAACGGGGGCGACAGGGCAAACGGGGGCAGGCAATACCGGCCCCACGGGACCAACGGGGGCGACGGTAGGCAATACCGGGGGAACGGGCGCGACAGGCGACTACGGCGGCGCGATCACGCTCGATTACCTGTTCAGCACGACGACCACGAACAGCGATCCCGGTTTCGGAAACTTCCGATTCAACCAGGCGGTGCAAAACACGTCGACGGCCGCCTATCTCAGCACTACCGACAACAACGGGACCAACGTCCAAGCAATTCTCGATCAACTGGCATCCTTCAGCAATTCGACGGAAAAGGGGCTGATTCGCTTCGTCAAAAAGTTCGACCCGACGAAGTGGATGATTTTCGCGCTTACGGCGGTCGTGAGCCATACCGGCTACCGCGAATTGACGGTTTCGGAGCTCGCCGATTCGTCCGCGTCGCCGTTCTCCAATGGCGATGAATTGCTGATCTGTTTCGAGCCGACCGGCGACAAGGGCGACGTTGGCATTACCGGGCCGACGGGCATCGCCGGAAACACGGGCAATACGGGGCCAACGGGGGCCGCAGGCGCGACGGGGCAGACCGGCGCTACGGGTGCCACCGGCGCGGGATTTACCGGCGCCTTCGGGCCTACAGGGGCCACGGGGAACACGGGGAATACGGGGAACACAGGCGCCGGGAACACGGGCAATACAGGGGCCACAGGAAGCACCGGCAGCGCGGCCGGCAATTCGGTCCTACAGTCGACGCTATTCACGGCGAACGGCACCTTTACCGGGCCGACCGGCGTTTCCTCGGGTTGGCTTTCCATGATCGGCGGGGGCGGCGCGGGCGGTGGCGCAACAGCTACGCCGACGCGGGCCGCGGGCGCGGGCGGCGCAGGGGAAATCCTCTTAGGTATGCCGATTCCATTGACCGATGGTGCGGGGTACGTTGTCACCGTTGGTCAGGGCGGCGCGGGGTCAACGGGCATTGCCGGCGCAACCGGCGGCACGTCCAGCTTTACGGGCGCGAGCCTGGCGTTGCAAGTGCTCGGCGGTTTCGGCGGTGGGACAGGCGGGGTCGGTGGCACAGGCGGCGGCCCGAAGGGCGGCACGGGCGGCGCGATTGGCGCCCCCGGCGGTGCAGGCAGTTACGGCGCGCCGGAATCACCGGTCCATTTCGGCGGCGGCGGTGGTGGCGGCGGCGGCAACAAT